CTATTGGAACTATTTGACATTTTTATAATCTATGCATAGATTTTTATTTCAAATTAAACGTACGTATTCCAAATTTTTTTTATATGCTTAAGGTATAAATGCCTGGCCGTAAAAAAAAAACCGTCTTACAGAAAGCTAAAAAATATACTAGCGCTAAAGCCCAATCTAAACAGATTTCAACACTGGCAAGACAAGTAGATGTCTTGAAGAAAAATGATAAGAAATTATCAATTCCAGTGCATTACCACTGTGGTTATTCGTCTAAGACGGATATTGCACGGGGGTCCCCATTAATTGTACCACTTACTGGTGGCCCTAAATCGGGCGTCTACGCTGGTGGACCATTTACGAACAATACCCCAGCTGACCAGTTAAACTGGGTTAAATGGGGTTCATTTCCTGGCGGAGCAATTAATAACCAACGTGGTAATCTCCGTCTATACTCTCAATATGTCGATATGCAACTCACACCCGGAGGTGAGGCAGATTTTTGCAACCACACTATCTTTGTAGTCTCTTTACGAGATGATAAAGAAGGCATGGCCAGACAAACATATGAGAGAACCACTAATATGACTAGTATGTCCGTTGACCTAGATTACACTGATAATCCAGACGACGAAGGTAATCAAGTCTATATTAATCCTCTTCTATATCGCATCCACCATCGTTTCGAAGCTAATACAGCTGGGTCCTTAGCAACGCTTACTGCACCCCTTGTTCGCAGTGATGCCAAGAACGCTGGTTTTAACTCATGGAAGTTTAAACTTAATTATGGAGGTCGTGCTCTAAGAGCAACCGAACGCTCAGCAGAGATACAAAGTATCACGTATGATAATATTCCTCCACAATATAAATACTTTATATTAGCTTTTTCTAATAACTCTATAAGTGATTTAGAAAATCCTAACCTAGCTGTCCATTCAACTATAACAGGGCGTATTTTTTAAGCATTCCTTATAATCCTATATAGAAAACCGAGTATATATAGGCACGGTAGTCCCGTGCCTATATATATGAGAATAGCCGTTAATGTCCGCCGAGGAGTCGAAGACGACCGAGTGCTGTAGGACATGAAACGGAGCAATATTGTTGACCTTTAGGTCAACACTAGTTGCCCCACATCATATTAGAATCAATTTGGATTATTTTCCACCTATCTAAAGAACATTTCTCAATGTCTGGTGGTTCGTTAGCAAATACAATAAGGTGAGGGGGATTTCCACAAATCATACCACCTTCATACTTCCCACTATAGAAATACATGTCTTTGATATTCTCTAAGGATTCATAGTTAAGGTATTCTGTATTGTATGACCTTGGAATGGGAAACAATACTATTTCGGGTGTGTCCCCATTTTTTTCCTTGTAATTGACAACACCGTTTCTAACATCTGCACCCTTTCCGTGTAAACATATAGCACCATGTTTCACGGTTAAATATTTGCAAAAGGTTGTTTTACCCACACAACCTTTATCGCTCCAATACCAGTATATCGTACGGTCGCAAGGCTCTGTTCCAATAATATCTATTATATCTTTTTGCCAAGCATATAATTGTTCATCTTTTACTATCTTTACTTCTTTAGGTATACGAAACCCAATTTGTAATGCAATCTTTGCATCTTTACTACAATATTGAAAATTTAACAACCTAGTTGATTTTGCTTTTTCCCAATGAATCTTTTTAAATATTGGGAACGCTCCTAAAGGTCTGGCTTTAGTTTTAAATTCTATATATCCTTGAAGATGTGGGGTCCCTGAATTTCCCACTTCTTCTCCTATAATAGCTACATCGCACTTCTCTAGAACTATGGAACTAATTTTGTTTAAATCTTCAGAAGTATAATTATTAAAGGTAAAACACCACCTTTTTGAAGGTGATATTTGTTTTGTCTTCTTGATGAGAGTTGGTTTAGTATTACCCAACTCTCTGGAACTATTGGAACTATTTGACATTTTTATAATCTATGCATAGATTTTTATTTCAAATTAAACGTACGTATTCCAAATTTTTTTTATATGCTTAAGGTATAAATGCCTGGCCGTAAAAAAAAAAC